CGAGTCAGAAAAGCAGAAGGCGCAACTTGTTGCGTTGACGCAGAAAAACAAGGATGGCGTACAAGTCATTGTTGGATCTGACTACGGATTAATTAATGTTGATGTAAACCATGCGCGCATGCACGAGGGCCGTGCATTCTTTGCATGGTACGCACGCATGGATGCAAACAAGCTTGCCAATGCTGCAAGTATAGATATTATAATGGCCGCTGCGCCTGGTATCACTCCGCATATTACTGTTGGCTATATATGCGGTGGTGACTGCGAGTTCTACATGTACGAAGGTACAACTACCACTGGTGGAACATCATTTACGCCAATAAACAGAAACAGAACAAGTTCAACAGCAAGTCAAACCGCAATGGTTACAAACCCAACGATTAATACTCTTGGAACATTAATTGATGAGCAAGCTGCTCCAAGTGGCGGTGGTCCAAAGTCTGGCGGCGCTGCATCTGCTGGACTTGAATATGTTTTGGCTTCGCTGACAAATTATCATTTTCGGCTTACAAATGTATCCGGTCAGCCAAAGATGGCTGTCCTCACTCTTGAATGGTATGAATAATCATGGCTGAAATGTTACGTTTATCACCAGAGGATTTGCTCAAACGGCATGAGATTGCCATGCGCAAAAAAGATGACTTCCGTGATTTATATGACGAAGCATACGAATTTGCTTTGCCACAGCGAAATCTATACGACGGATACTGGGAAGGTAAAGTAGGTGGCAGCAAAAAGATGGCGCGAGTATTTGATTCGACAGCGATCAATTCTACGCAACGCTTTGCCAACCGACTGCAATCTGGCATTTTCCCTCCGCAGCGTTCTTGGTGTCGCTTAGAGGCTGGTACAGACATTCCGTTTGATCGTCGGCCAGAGGCGCAAGCCGCTCTTGATGTCTACACGGATAAGTTATTTGCCACGTTAAAGCAATCAAACTTTGATATTGCAATGGGTGAGTTTTTGCTTGACCTTGCGGTTGGCACTGCCGTAATGATTGTGCAGCCAGGCGATGATGTAAACCCAATTAACTTTATTCCTGTGCCGCAATATTTGGTGTCTTTTGAAGAGGGCGCTAATGGGCAGGTGGATAACGTATATCGTCGCATGCGTATCAAGGGCGAGTCTATTCAGCAACAGTGGAAAGACGCAAAGATACAGGCAGATCTTGCCAAGCGCATTGAAGACAAGCCAACCGATGACGTTGAGTTAATTGAGGCAACGATATACGACTATAAACGTGGAGACTATTGCTATCACGTAATCCACAAAGAAACAAAATCTGAGGTTGTGTACCGTCGTATGCCGTATTCACCTTGGGTGGTGTCTCGCTACATGAAGGTTGCCGGTGAAATCTATGGCCGTGGCCCATTGATTACTGCTTTGCCGGACATTAAAACATTAAACAAAACGCTTGAGTTACTGTTGAAAAACGCATCTCTTGCTGTTTCTGGCGTGTATACGGCAGCAGATGATGGCGTGCTTAATCCAAATACCGTAAAGATTATTCCTGGCGGGATTATTCCTGTTGCTAGAAACGGCGGTCCGCAGGGAGAAGCTTTAAAGCCGCTACCAAGGGCTGGTGACTTTAATGTTTCGCAGATTGTAATTAATGACCTACGTGCCAGTATTAAGCGTACACTACTGGATGAGAGCTTGCCGCCAGACAATATGTCTGCGCGTTCGGCTACAGAGGTTGTCGAGCGAATGAAGGAACTATCACAAAATCTTGGTAGTGCCTTTGGACGTTTGATTAATGAAACGATGATTCCATTGGTGACTAAAACCCTTGAAGTTATGGATAAACGTGGACTCATCGACCTACCATTGCGGGTTAATGGCCTGGAAGTCCGTATCTCGGCCGTTGCGCCGCTTGCAATGGCTCAGTCGATGGATGAAGTCAACAAGGTATTGCAGTTTGCGCAAATTGCACAGACGGCGGGGCCGGATGGGCAAATGAGCCTGAAGGTTGGTGAAATGCTTGATTATGTTGCTGAGAAGCTTGGTGTACCAGCAAGACTGCGTACAACTCCAGCAGAACGCGAACAGAAGGCCGCTCAGATGGCGCAAATGGCGCAAGCAGCAATGCAAGCGCAAGCTCCAGCACCGGCGGCTTCTACTGAACAAATGCCTATGGGGGCTTAATGCCTGGTTGGGAAGAGCTAGAAGAACAACAACAAATTGATATTCGGGAACCCTCGCAAGCAAGGGAAGACTTAGAAAGACTAACTCTCCGAGTATTTGGGACAGAAGACGGAAAGAAGCTACTTCAGTGGCTTCGTTCTGTCTACCTCGAGCAACCAGTTGCCGTGCCTGGGGCAATCCACGATCACGCTTTCTACCGAGAAGGACAGAATAGTGTGATTAGGGATATTGAAGCGCGGATACAACGAGCAACCAACCAAGGACCAATTAATGGAAACCGCAGAAAACCAACCCAGTGAAACCTCATCAGAGGGTGAAGCTGGCCTATTGGATTCGGCAACAGTAGTCGATGATAGTGGCCAGCAGGAACCGTCAAACACTGTAATCCCACACAAAGATGAACCAGCAACAGATGATGATGCGCCATTAGAACGGCCAGACTTTTGGCCGGAAAACTTTTGGAAGAAGGATACAAGTGAGCCAGACTTAGAAGGTATTGCAAAATCGTGGTCTGATTTGCGCAAAACAATTGCCCAAGGCAAACATAAGCCACCTGCTGATGGCAAGTACGATACAAGTGCTTTTGGTGCAATCCCAGAAAATGATCCGGTGCGCACACACATTATGGGATGGGCATCTAAGTACGGTATGAGTCAAGCGGCCCTAGACGATCTTGTTGGAGAGGTTGTCAAAATGGGTGGAGATCAACAAGAAGTTTCCGCTAGGACTCTTCAGCAGGAAAAGCAAGCCCTTGGACCAAATGCCGACGCAATGATAAAAGGTATGGTTGATTGGGCTTCCGGATTGGTTAAAAAGGGTATTTGGGGTAAAGATGATTTTGAAGAATTCAAAGTCATGGGTGGAACTGCAAATGGACTCAAGGCTCTAATGAAGCTTCGTGAGACATATGAAGGAACCAGAATCCCAACCAATTCAGTACCGATTTCTGGTGCGCCAAGTAAAGAAGAGTTGTATCAGATGGTTAATGATCCAAAATATAAATCTGATCCAGCCTATCGCCAAAAAGTTGAACGTATGTTTGCTCAAACTTTCGGTTAAACTGTAGCCCCCTGTCGTGGTTATTTGCCCAGGCTTAGACCTGGGCTTTTTTTTAAAAATTACTTGCGTTTATAAAATTTAATTATTACGCTATAAGTAAGGCCAATCAGGAAACTGACCCTTTCTATAGCAGACGCTATCGTGTGGCTGACGTAATCAGCAAGCATTCGGCCCAGATTTCTGGCATACCGGCGCGACAAAACTTTTTTGTCAACTAACGAATAGGAATACGACATGAGCATTTCATTATCCAATGCTTTCGTTACCCTCTTCGACGCGGAAGTTAAGCAAGCCTATCAAGGTAAGGCAATGCTTGTTCCGGCCGTGCGCCAGCGTCGTGGGGTTGAAGGCTCAACTGTAAAATTCCCTAAAGTCGGTAAAGGTGTGGCCACGCCTCGCGTGCCGCAAACCGACGTTACTCCGCTTAACGTGGGATTCTCGTCTGTTACTTGCACGCTTTCCGATTGGAACGCGGCTGAGTACAGCGACATCTTCTCGCAAGCTAAAGTTAATTTTGATGAGCGTCAGGAACTTGTGCAGGTTGTTGCCAATGCAATGGGCCGCCGTCAAGATCAATTGATCTTAGACGCGCTTACCGCATCGGGAACCAGCTTGACTGTTGCTAACAGCATTGGTGGCGCAACCACCAACCTGAACGTGGCAAAGCTTCGTGAAGCCAAGCGCTTGATGGATAAAAACAACGTGCCGCCAGAGGGCCGCCACATTGTTATCCACGGCAACAGCCTTGCCAACTTGCTGTCGGAAACGTCTGTTACCTCGTCAGACTTCAACACCGTCAAAGCGTTGGTGCAGGGCGATGTTTCGACGTTCTTGGGCTTTACGTTCCATGTGCTAGGTGATCGTTCCGAGGGTGGTTTGGCTATCGACGGTTCGTTGGACCGCACTTGCTTTGCTTTCCACAACATGGCCGTTGGCTATGGTGAAGGTATCGGGATGCGCACGGAGATCAACTATATCCCCGAAAAGACCTCCTGGCTTGTCAACGAAGTGTTCTCGGCTGGCGCGATTACGATTGATGCTGAAGGCATCGTCCAAATCACCTGCCGCGAAACCTGAGATTAAGGAGATCTAATCATGGCATTCTCAAGCACTGGTTTTAATGCAATTGGTGGTCAGTCAAAAGCAGGAAACGCTCCCGCTATTTATACGTACAGCAGCACGGACGCTCAGTCGGTTATCCGCGTTTCTGGCTATTTCAATAGCATTGCTTCCCTGTTAAAAGTCGGTGACATCATTTTCTGTTATTCAGCAACTGGTGGCACTCCGGTCATGTCCACGGCATACGTGAACAGCAACACCGGTACTGTTGTTGACATCACTGACGGTGTGACCGTAACCGCTACGGATACGGATTAATAGTAGTTTGTGTAATATGGGGCTGGTCTTGGGTTACCGAGGTCAGCCCCTTTCTACGTTAAGGGATTGAGATGGCAGCAGGAGATTCCGCGCTTTCAATCTGTTCAGATGCGCTGATTATGCTCGGCGCAAAGCCGATTGCTTCGTTTAACGAAGGCACTGACGAGTCCAGCACGTGTGACCGTCTATACCCAGATATTCGTGACCAAGCTTTATTAATCTATCCTTGGTCATTTAGTTTTCAAAAGGTGGCGCTGGCGCAGCTTGTAACAACGCCAACCACAGAATATAAATACGAATATGCTTTGCCTGGTGACAAGATTGGCCCACCACGCGCTTTATTCACAAGCAACTCACCTGGTGACTTCCCTCGCAAAGAGTATCGAATCTTTGGCGATAAAGTTCTAACAGACTATTCCGCTGTATGGATTGATTATCCATATTCAGTACCAGAATACCTAATGCCAGTTTATTTTATACAGCTATTAAAATATTTAATGGCATGGCATTTGGCATTGCCAATTACAGATCAAGCAGACAAAGCTGCGTATTGGCAAGGTGTTGCTGTTGGCTCACCAGGTGAAAACGGACGTGGTGGTTATTTGCGCACCGCAATGCAAATTGATGGCGCTGGACAGCCAACAAACAGCATCAATGATTTCAGCTTAATTGCTGTGAGGTACTGATGTCGCGTTTTGTAAGCATACAGACCAATTTCAGCAGCGGTGAGCTTGATCCGTTGCTACGGTCACGTATTGATCTTAAAAGCTATGAGAACGCGCTAGAAGAAGCTACAAACGTAGTATGCCAGCCACAAGGTGGCATTCATCGTCGGCCTGGTCTAAAGTATCTGTATTCGCTTCCAAATAGCAGCACCCCAAGTGCAGCCAATGGTGTGCGTTTAATTCCGTTTGAGTTTAGTACTAGCGACAGCTATATGCTGGTATTTACTCATCATCGGGCTTATGTATTTAAGAATAAAGCGCTCATCACAAATATCAACGGCTCTGGTAACCCTTACATTGACACGTCTGGCGTAAACATCACTGGTGCTAGATTAGACAAGATTTGCTGGACGCAAAGTGCTGATACGCTGATTTTGACTCACAATGAAATACCTCCAGTTAAAATATTGCGCGGTGCAACAGACGCGACGTGGACCGTAAGCACGCTTACATTTAACAGCACGCCAAAGTATGCGTTTACGCTGACCACTACAAACCCTGCTGGAACGCTTACGCCAAGCGCTGTAAATGGGAACATTACACTTACATCTAGTTCGAGCATATTCAATTCTGGACACGTTGGGCAATATGTAAATGCCACTCCACAGGGCAGGGCAAAGATTGTTCAATACACTAGCGCATCGGTTGTAAACGCAATTGTTGAGTTTCCATTCTTTAATACGTCAGCCATTGCAAACGGATCTTGGAATTTAGAAACTGGATATGAAACTGTTTGGTCAGCAACAAGAGGTTATCCTAGAGCGGTAACATTCCACGAAGGGCGTTTATATTTTGGTGGATCTACTGCACGCCCAAGCACCGTTTGGGGTAGCAAGGTTGGATTGTTCTTTGATTTTGAAGCAACAGAAGGATTAGATGATGATGCCGTTGAGGCAACGCTAGACACCAATACCTATAATAGTATTGTTGATCTAATCTCTGGACGAGATCTACAGGTATTTACTACCGGTGGTGAATTCTATGTTCCGCAAAGTGGACTAGATCCAGTTACACCAACAAATTTCTTTATTAAGACAGCAACTAGAAACGGAGCCAGAGAAGGCGCTAGGGTTCAAACGCTAGAGTCTGGAACGCTGTTTATTCAGCGCCAAGGTAAAAGCCTTAATGAGTTTGCTTATACA